ATTCTTTTTTCTGGACATAAGTTGTTACACTATCGTTATCAATAGAGCAATAAACTTTTTTTAATGCGCGATCACTAATTTTATCAATGACTTTTCTATTAGGTGTGGCTTGACGCATCACACCTATTGAATTTATTCTGGATATAACAATTTTTTTAGCCATGATAATTATCTTTTATTAATATTACCAAAAAGCCAGGAAAAGTCACGTGTATTTTGCAATATATTGTCATTTATTTCGCGTTGACCATAAACTTTACCATCTTCTGGTGTTGATTTTATTGTATCTTCTAATAAATAGTTGCTTTTTGTTGGAGTTGTATTTACTCGAGTTTTCCAACTATCCAACATAGCCTTTGTCATATTATCAGATTCTTGTAATCTTTTAAAGGATGTGTTTGCCACGAATAAACACATACCAAGCGCCATAATTAAGTCATCATGCGACCCTTTCATATGGTCTGGTTTTCCGTTTTTGTAAATAAATTTTTTAAGTTCCGCAATTAATCTTTCACTTCTAACCTTAAAATCTCCTCTTGAAACAGCCTCTTCTAAAGCTGCAACGATTTGACTTCTTCTGTTTTTTGACGCAAAATTTATACCTGGTATTGCATCAACAGGTGGTATATAGTACGCATCATCATTTAAATTGTCATAATGTAAAAGTGATTTAGGGTAATTTAATTCTTTTAATTTAGATGTTGCGGCAATCCCCATACCACCCGTAATATCAAAAGTTGATAAAGCGTTATACATTCTACCATAATGGTCAACAAGTTGTGCTGCGATATCTGGTTGTATTTTACCGTGGTACTCCAAAACCTGTTCAAAGGTATCATAATCGATTATACACATACCTGTTGCATCCTCAGAATCACCTCTTGAAACATCTAAAGCCAAAATATATCTATGTCCCTTTTGGGGCATTTTCCAAACCCAAACATTATTATCCCACGCTCTATCCTTAAAAACAGGTTCAATAACATTTAACTCTTCTTGTTTACGTAAAACTTCACCTTCAATAACGTTATCACCAGAACCAATAAACGCACACTCTAATTCCTGATTGATCATTCGTTTATTTAAATTCATATCTCGGCACATGTTTTCATACCAAGTTGAGTGTGGTTTATAACCCTCTTCGATAAATTTTAAAATAACGTCAACATGTAAATCAATGGCACTTTCAATTACGTGCTCATCTTTTTCATTAATTGGTTTCTGAATCCAATTTACCATATCATTCGTTTTAATTAAACGTAAGTCTTTATTAAAACGAGGATCTTGCCACCATTTTAGGTGTGTAATTTTGAATTTATTGGTACCGCTAATTGCACCCTCATAAGCTTCATAATATATTTCATCAAGTCCGTTTGGTGTTGATATTAAAAAGGCTTTACCACCAGTACCAATAGCCGCCAAACACGCTGACCATAAAGCCTGGCCACCCTCAATAAACGCAGCCTCATCCAGAATCATTATTGTTGGTGTATAACCACGTAATGCGTCCGTAGACGTTGCAACCGCCTTTAACTCGGAACCATTTGATAGTTTAACGTGTTTTTGGGATGATTTATCAAATGTCACATTTACCCAATCAGGTAATTGTTTAATAAAACCAGTAATTTTATTTAAAAATTCAATCGCCGTCTCTTGTTTGTTTGCTAGAATAAGAACCCTTTCTGGGTTATCGGATATGGCGAATGCGGTCTTAACCGCTGCGTAAGCTGCTGTTACTGTTGAAATACCAGCCTGCCTGTATTTTAATACGAGATTAAACCTATTGCTTTCGTAATTAGAGATTAGTAATTTTTGTTTATCAAATAATTTAAATGGCACAAAGCCCTCTTGTGTTTTATCGAATGTTTCAAAATAACTTTCAATAGCATAAGACGGGCTCTTGGCACATTTCGTGTACTCTAATAATAACTCTCTTTTATCTTTTATATTCACAAAGTATTTTTCATATAAATACTTTTATTTTAGAAAATACCAAAATCTGATAAATCAACATCGTCTGAATCCTTTTCAAATTCATATTCCATTATCTGATTTCTGATTTTTTTGACGATATATTTAACTTCTTTTTTTGCTAATTCTGGATCATTCATAACCTTTTTCATAAAATCATCAATAAAGGTAATTGAGTCCATTTTGAAGATTTCCATTATAATTAATTTTTTAATGTCATAGTCATCGACATCAATAATTGAATGGAAATTAGTCCAAATTGTTGGGCCAAATCGTATATCCCATAATTCAGCCATGACAAAATCCGTTTCATCAACCGTTTCCTGATCCATGTTTTGAATACCTGGAATTGAAAAAAACGTGATTAAACACTTGGTGACCTCATGTAACAATATTGGGGCACTAATTGCTTTGGCTTCGATCACAGGAATATCACCATCAAAATTTAACCTACAATAACCCGCATTTGACCCACTATCGCCACCAGATAATTGATTTTGTAAATCATCATCATTTAGTATAAAGTAAAAAAGATCGTTTGCTATTAGAGCTTTTTGATAACTTTGAGTTATCTGTGGAATAATTTCCTCAAATTCATCTTTGTATAGGTGAAAAATATAATGGGATGATAAAGCCGCGCCTTGTGATAATGCATTTATTGTCCTTTTTTTAAGAATATCATAATCATCCGTTTGTTCAAATTCATCCTCAACTTTCTTATCAACGTCCATTTCTTCTGGTAAAGAACAACCACCAATATCAACAATTTCTAAATCAAATAATATCTCATCTTTATCCATATTGTATTCCGAACGGATAATATTTTCAACCAATTTGACCAATTCTTCCCGTTTTGGTCTTTCATTTCTCATGATTGCCATACCATTTGACCCCGCATTCATCATGATATTCATGGTGCCTATGGACTGTTTATCCACATTAAATGTATTGGAGTAGCTATCAGACAAAGATTTGTAACGAGATTCGATTATTTCTTCTTCGTGCAATTTTTCTGGTTCACCTTTTTTACTATAATATGGCATTTTAGCCATAGTATGTCTACGATTGGCAACTTTTTCCAAAATTTTTGGGTTGATTAACTTTGAATAACCATTCAAATCAACGTTCGGTTTTCTTTGATTTTTTTCCATAAAAAAGCCCTATATTTTATTTTATAGGGCAAAGATAAGCATAAAAAATTTAATATCCAAATTTTAAGCCTGTGGTTTTGGTAAAACCGATGGTTTTGGAAATTTAATCTTTGACGGATCTTCAGTTGGGGTTACTGTTGGCGTGATTACAGGAGCCTCTTTTTCTTTGTTGTTATTCATTTTAATTGCGTTTTAAGTATTCTAAAATTTCTTTTTTACTGATTTTTGGCGTTTCTGCCTCTGCAATAATAGTGAAGATTTTTGAATCCGCAAAATTTTCTTCAAGATTTTTTCTAATAATGTCCTGTAAAGCAATATATGCTCTTCTCAATGAACCTTTTTTAATTAAATTAACCACAAAATATAAAGAACCGTCTTGATTTAAATGACCTTTTGATTGCATATAATCATTAAATTCACTATCAGACATCTGTGAAATTGGTTTTGGTGTTTCTTCTTTTGGAAACTCTATTTCTTTTTCTTTCGGGAAGTCCAAACTTAATTGTTTATCTTGTTTTGGTTCTTCTTTTGGTTGATTAGGTTCCGAACTTTTACTTTCAATTGGGTTAAAATAGGTCATCCTATATTTTTTATACATCAAATGATCAATAATTGCTTTATAAAAATCATCTTCAGTTTCATAATTCTTGGAGGCATCAAAATCTTCGCCAACAATACCCATATCCTTTAACGTTTGCATGTTGTCGCCAAGTGATTTTACTGCACCAGTTAATGCTTCAACGTTTTTTGACGCCGTTTCTATATCTTTAGTTGTAGGAGCTTGATTAACTTCTTTTAAATTTTTTATAAAATCAATTTTCTTCATGTTGTGTTTCTTTTACGATTTTCATTATTTTGTCTCTGCTGTATAATTTTTCTTTAACGCTTTCGATAGTTTCACCAAAATGGAAAACCAATCTAATTTCATTGTTTGGTGATTCTTTTTCCCAACCCAAGGCTATTACATTCTCGACACAATCATACATTGAAAAATTATCTGAAAAAATAGCCAAATCTAACTCGATTTCATCTGTTTTTAAAATACCAACAATGTCAATCTCATCAACTGGTGGTGGGGTTAATGAACCACTTGATGCTGGGGCTACATCCCAATCATCACCAAAGTTAATTTCATTTGTTTTTGAAAATAAAAACTCGTAGGTGTGTTCACCTTTATAATTTTTATTGAGTGGGTTTATATAAGTTAATACCATTATCCTTTAA